TAGTTACACCTAATACACGACCTCGGTCTTCTCCGATTGTACCGATAGTTGCTTTAGCAATAGCACCAAATCCATCACCATTAATAATAACGTTAGGAGCAGTTGTATAAGATCTACCAGAGTTAATAATAGCGATAGATACAATTCTACCGTTAATAACGATTGGTTGTGCTAGAGCACCTTCACCAGAGTTAACCTTAATAGAAGGAAGTGAAGTATAACCACTACCAAAATTGGTAACAGATACACTACTAATAGGACCACGGACGTTTGCAGTCGCAGTAGCACCAGTACCTCCACCACCAGTAATAGAAACTAGAGGTTGTGTAGTATATCCTATGCCTGGTTGCTCAACTAGAATTCTTGTTACTCTACCACCAGTAATAACTGCCTGTGCAGTAGCACCAGATCCACCACCTCCAACAATAGAAACTAATGGAGAAGATGTATATCCAGTACCCTCTGTAGTCATATCAAAGGATGTTAGACTACCATTAACTACAACCTCCGCAGTAGCACCAGTACCGCCTCCACCTTCTATCTCTACATTAGGTTTTGCACCAGCATCATATGACTCACCAACATTAGTAACTGCAATGCTAGTAAGAGGACCATACTGGATAAATTCTCTTGACTTGTAAGACCAAATAGAAACACCGTTAACCCAAGAACCAATTGGTGTACCTGGATCAATTGTCTTTCTTTCTGATATAGTTTGTACTACTCTAGGAAATCTTAATAGTTTTCTTTGGTTACCTGGAATAAGTGCAGATCCTGTAAATGGACCTATCTTATAGTTTGGTAGACCAGATGCTGCAACATAGACATAAGAGTCATTAAAGAATGAGTTTTGGATGTTTGTAGTAAACTCACTAACAACGTTGTTAATAGAAGTTGTTTCAGACTTACCTCTATTAAGGTCAACTGATAAAAGCACATTACCTTCAGGTACAATATCAGTAGGAGTGTTAATCTGATATGAGAATTGGAATTGGTCAATACGTGACGTTACAATAAATGTGCCGTTGTATACAACAGGGTTAGCACCATATATGGTAACAGTGTCTTCAACTAGTAGACCATGTGGGTTATCACAAAGTACAGTAGCAGTCTGGTTATTAACACCACCAGGAGTAATAGTATTAACCTGAATAAGTTTCTTAACGTTATATAACCAAGATTGGAGTCTTAACTCCTCAGCAGTCGATCCAAGGTTAGCAACCTTCAGTTTATCTCCTGTAAGGTAGTAACTACCAGTATCGTTTAGTACTGTGGTGCCAGCTTCAGCAATACCAAGAATCCTTAACTTACATTCTGCTGTGGTGCCTCTATTGACATAAACGAAGATATCAGACTGAATTATAGTACCAGGATCCCAATCTTCGACGATTCCATTCTTAGACCTAGTACACTCGATGAACTGGTTTAGGGACTTCTCTTTATACTGGACTTGCTCTACATCATTGATTCTGATAGTACCATTTCTCTCAGGCCATCCAATAGTGCTGTCAACGGTTATAATTTGACCGTCTGTAGTAAGAGGTTCAACAAGACGAGTTTTATAAGGTATGATGAAGTTACCAACTAGGGTTTCTTCAGATATTGCCAATTCATAGATTGTGTCAGTACCTTCAATGATAGTAATGACGTTTTCGATCAATGCAGACGCAGCAGTAACACTATTGTCTACTTCATCAGCATATTGGTTAACTTCTGAGTCAATTAGGTTTGCAGCATCACCTTCTATTAACTCGGCACGAAGAATAGTGTCTACAACCCAAGTTGCATGAGATGGACTGATGATCTCATCCTTAGGATAGTAAAGATCTACATCTTCACCAAATAAAATCTTAAAGAGGTATTGAGTCGCTAAGTTAGTACCTTTGGAGATATAGAAGTCACTAATATTCTTAATAACTTGTACAGGATTAACCTTAGAGAAATCAATGTCTAAAGTAGGTAAATATTGTCTTCTAAACTTATCAAATACTTCTTTAATGAATAAAGAGTCAAGGTTGGTTACATCAGCACCTGCAAGATGATTTGACTGCCTTAATGCTGCTTCTCCAGCATATATCTCATTATGAAGGTTATCATAGTCAACAGGTCCAGAAACGCCTCTGGAGCACCCTAGGAAGGCACTAGAAGTGTATCCTGATCCATTCTCCAGAATATCAAATCCTGTAACTTGATCAAACCCAACATCTACTGATGCTCTCGCTGCACGAGGTTCTGCAATGTATATTTTTGGAGGATTCTCTGTAGAGTAACCAGATCCAAAATCAGTGATATTAATATCTGTTATTTCACCGTTAAAGATAGTTGCAGCAGCTGCTGCCCCTGTACCACCTATAGGCTCTCCATATCCGTCTTTTCTGTCATCTACAATATAAACTGAAGGTGCATCAGTATAACCCTGACCACCAGTCAACATTTCGATATTTGTAACTGATCCAGATGCTACAGTAACGTCTAGTACCTGAGCACCAATTGGGTTGATAATTGCCACCCTAGGAACAGTAGTATATCCACGCCCTCTGTTGGTAATGGTAATTTCATAAACTTGTCCGTCTTGATTAATTCTACTTATTGCTTGAGCATTGATTCCACCATCAGGTGCTTCATCAACGTATATTAAAGGTGGATTACTATATCCACTACCCATTGTCTTAACTTCAATGGATCCTACGTCAACTCTACCTTCAGAGTCAATAGTAGGTGCACCAATAGTTGCACCACCAGGATTCTTGAATGATATTGCAGGAATGAAGTTATATCCACTACCACTATTAGTAATAGTCAATGTATCGACCATTCCAGTCGTATCATTAACTGTAAGACTTAATTGTGCTGGTGTGCCATTAGGATCAGTAGGAGAAGAGACTACAGGGATTGGTGGGTTGTATGAAGTGTAACCTTGACCACCATCTATCAAATTGATGTCTTTAATACCACCAATTAGAGCTCTTGCTGTAGATTCCTTACCAGTCTTACTAGTAATAGTAACTTTAGGTGCAAAATCGATTCTATACTTAGATCCTCCAGTTTTAGGAATTAAACTGGTTATTTGACCTGCATCACTAACTGAAGCAATTGCTGAGGCTCCTGAACCGTAAGAAGGAGCATTATATTCAACAGACCTAATATGAATAGCGTCAGCAGCTCCGATTTCATTTTTGAAAACGACTTTATTTTCAAAAACGGTAAAATCTTCGTATGGAACTTGTAAGCGACCATTTTTATTAATTACTAGTCCAATTTCGGAAGTTGGAGTATAAGATTGTGTATTAATCCTTAATGGATAAATTTTAGTGTTTTGCCACTCCTGATAAGGAATAGCATCCATAGTTTTGATCGTTTGATCCGAATATCCGACCAAATATGTTAATCTTGTAAATTCTGAGTCGTCCGCACCAGTTTGATCTCTAGGTGCCTCCGCAAAACGAATATTTAACCCTTCGATGAAATAATCAACGTTAGGTATCTTCATGTCATTGTAAGTAATGACAATTAGGTGTTCAGCAGAAGGTGGAGCTACTGGAGTGCCTAAAAAACTTAATGGGAAGTTTTTACGAGTGCCATCAAACAGTACAAATGGGTTTTCTAGCTGTTGCTTCTTCTTATTAAACTGTGGGTATGAAATACCTGGTGTAATGATGACATCAGGACCACGAGTAACAGATTCATAGTAAATTACCTCATTATCAATCATTATGGAGCCATCTTGCTCCTGGAATCCATCTATACCTTCAATTTCAATCTTTTGATCGTACAGACCAATATCCTTAAGCAACAAGGTTGCACTTGCAAGTTGCTCAGAGGTATAATTATCTAAATCAAGATACCTTAGTAAATTGTTTAGGATATCATAAGGTCTACCTGTTTTTTCCTGAGATTTATAATATTCAAACAAGAAGTTGACTAGTTGTCTGTCTTCTTGACGAATAAACTCTGGTAACTGATTTTCGACCCTATCAGAGACGTTGATATTCTTTGTCTTTGGCATCTATCTTAGAAACAGGATTCGCTGACTGGATATGTGAAGGTATCCGTTGGATAATCGATAATATTTATACCTCCTATCGGACCGAAATTATAACCATTAAAGTTATTCGGATCGAAGGTGGGGATTGCAGTATCGTTGATTGTATAGTCAATTGGATTGACTGATGGGTTAAAGATTGTAGGATCTACGCCAGGTGGTACCGAAATTGATCCACCAGCAGGTAAAACCTGGATAGGCAATCTTTCAGTGTCATCTGGAGTGCCCTGAATCGCTACAGGACCAACACAGACTTGACCAGTGCTATAATCTACAGATCCTACAGAAGCATTGAGGACTAACTCAGTTTCATCCCTAGTTGTAACGAGAATTAGGTTACCCATACCATCATCTCTAATATTTACTGGTACTAAGACCTGATTAGCAGTATTAGTAGAAAGTCCAGGAGATGTTATTTGTGCAGAGGTTGAACCACCACTAAGTGTAAGATTTACCAAATCTTCAGTGTATCCAGTGGCATAAAATGTACCAGATTTCACTGTTGAGAAGGATGGCTTACATTTTGTGTCACCAGTGCCATCTCCATCCTTAGGACTTCCAGAATACTGGGATGGGTCGTAAAGTGGGTTACCAAAATCTAAACATTGAGTAAATACATTACCAAAAGTGAATTTATCAAGGTTTTGACCCAAAGTCATTTGAGTAACATTACCAGAAATGGAATTATCACTATTATCAATCATGGATCCAAAATTAGATCCATCAATACGTCCATTAAACCTATTTGTCTGACCATTCTTGTTATATTCATCAATTCCTTGAAGAATTTTCGTACCAAGTTGGGATCCAGTCAAAGAAGTGTCATTTCCATTGTAATAAACGTAAGATTTAGGAATAACATAGAAACTTGTTGGGTCAATGATGACTGGCTCGATTGAAGCAACCGAATATTTCAATAAATCCTTCTTAATCTTCTGTTTTGTCGTTGCATTCAACTTATTTCCCGTTTTTGGACGGATTGCAACGTAAACTTTACCGTAAACAGGTGGAGAAAGCTTCTCACCACCAAAAGCAGTCACGGATGCTGCTTGAGGATAGATTTCAGAGACAATATGCTCAAAATCATTCTCTGTAACTGCCCTATTTTGGGTTGCATACGCTCTAGGTGCCCTAAACTTGACTGAAAGACCTGTTTCACGGTCTTCACCGTCCTGAGCAGCGTCTTTAGTGCTTAATGTGATCGCATTTGGACTAATTGTGCGATTATCAGAGTCAACTACGTTACCAACAAAGGCAAATGCCTTCGCACCGTTAGCTTCAACACCATCAGTGGACACATAAGTGAGTTTTATGAACTCACCATCAATTAATTTACGTCCAATTGACCCATCACCGAAGACAACCTTGTATCTCATGTCATCAGTCTCTTCCAAATAGTAAATTCTGGAAGTTGAGTTAGCATTTGTGACGTTTGTAGCAGCAGAATAGGTATCAGTCTCTGAAGATTGAGCAGTTGGAGAAATATCCACTGTCAAAAGTCCAGTATCTACCCTATCATCAGGAATAATGAATTCTTGCTTCTTAGTATAGTCAACTGTATAGTTGTATTGTAGTAAATTTCCTTGATATACCAATACATTATCAAAAACTGCCTGTCCTGTAGAGGAATCTACAGCAACTCTGATGTCTTGAGTCAATGCAAAGGTATAAGAATCGAAATCATTGTCTGCAACGAAGACATCACCTCTTCTTAAGGTAGCAAATTCTGGAAAAGTCGTACCATTTAGTGATGTTACAGTCTGAGCAACTAACTTAACACATGCTCTAGGTGCTTTAATTGACCTTGGAGTGTAATTTAACTGCTTTGCGATCCTTACAATGTTGTCTCTAACAGTTGCAGTCTCTAAAAATGCTTCATTCAACGCCATGTTAGCGTTAAAAGCAGTATAATACGTGTTATATGCAAGTATATCAATCAGATATGATGCAGAACTACCCTCAAAATCATAATCTGAGAATTCTTTTCTTGTCCTTAGGTACGACCTAATACTCTCTTTGATCTCAAAGAAGTCTAAAGACGTTAATTGTGATGGTATGGCTGCCATTTTATGCCTTCTCTAGGAGGAAATCGACGTTTTGCGATACGGGTTCTCCGACAATCTTGTAATCTATTGATACTTGGACGGAATTTATCTCAGAATCATCACGAAGTCCAACCCCAGTTACCTGGATTCTTGGTTCAAGTCTCGAAAGACAGTTAAATATCTCACTTTTTATAGCATCCACTGCGAATGGATCCCATGGTTCAAATAAAAGTGCCTTTACTCTTGACCCAATTTCTTTTTGGAAGGGTCTTTCACCAAACATTGTCAGAATTAGGTTACGTACAGACTGCTTTATAGCATTCTCATTCTTAACCACGCCAAAATCGCCAGTAGAGGGGTTAGCATTAAACGAAACTGCTAAGTCTTTAAACCCTCGACTGACGTATTTCTCTGATCTGAACTTGTAAGAAGGCATTCTTGTCTACCTTTGCAAAGATATTTATCGTTATATCTTTTATTTATAGGGTTTCCCGACTATTTTCCTTGACCCCTATACCTTTTCTTCGCTGCGTTACGTGAAGTAGGCGAAATCTTTGTGTTTTTTGAGTTACCTTGTCTGGTTTTCTTAGATGGAGGAGCAACCCAATCACCATTTGATCCGTATAATGCCATTTTTAATTAGTAAACTACTATGATGATAGCACAGTTGCATGCCCCCAGGCAACCACAGATGAACAAGGGTAACTAAATCCTGAAAAACCAACTCCCAGAGGGTCTAAGATACGAGCAATTGGTAATTTCAGAGCAAATACTGTTAAGGTTGTTGCCATAAGGATCCTAGTATGTCCTACTCCACCTCCATCTTCGATTGTAAGGGTGCTACAAGGGATTGGAGTGGGCGTTGGACACACAGATTTACCACAAGGACACATGTACACAACAATATTGGTACATACCGCTATGTGTGGCATGAATGTATCACCGTGTAACATAATCGGAATCCGATTTACTTGCACAGTTGCCCTATAAGGAGTAACAGGGAATATGGGAATTAGGGGTTGAGGGGGCCACCAACATGTATATTCCTTAATGACTATGCTGTAGGGGATTGGAGGGGTGCCACAGGACTGTACAGAGTGAATGGTGGATGGTAAACACAATCCATGACCACTACAAGGTAGTCCATTTAGAGATGATACTGGTAGTAAATATCCAAATGCCATATTATAATCTCTTAGGGAATATTACATCATTAAGTGTTGTGCCATCTGTCCATGAATCAGATTCATTACATTCATCAAAGTATGGGTTACCATAATTCTTCAACGCCCTACCCAGGGCTATAACACCACCAGTTAGATAGTTTCTAACAGTCATGGTACCATGATAAGCACCCATCTGAATTCTAGCTTTTGCACCAGATCCAGTCATACGCTTAGGATTGATAGCAATAGAAGCATCCATACATTTATCTAATGCTACACAGGAATCATACAATTCACTAGTCTGACAGAATGTAGATCCTCCTCCACCATTACCATCAGCATCATATTGATCATAAACTCTAAGAGGTCCATCACTTGCATTAATACCACGCACATAAGTATCCCAACACTCATTAGGTGGCACACCAGCAGTGCAAGTAGATACACTGATAGCAGTATAATCTACAGAATGAGGAGTACCTGCTGGATCTCCTGCCGTAGGATGACCTAACCATGTCTGCACTGCTGCACTAGCATTAATATTCTGACCAGCCCACATCTGCAATTGCTCTACTTCTGTATAGCTAGATCTGTTGTAGTCATAAGTGTTTTCATCTAGTCCAACTGGTACAAACACTTGGTTACCAGGATCTTGAGGATCTCTGTAGCATCTACCTTTTATAGATCCACGACTACACTTCCAAGTCCTCTTACCAGCATTGTTTGTTATATCTCTCTTCTGTTGCATGTGTGGTACAGGCATTGCATTCAACCATTCCATAAATGCTGGACCTTGACTACCGCCAACATATCCCTCTATCTCCATAGACACACGGAATGTCGCTTCCTTCTCCTGTGAAGCACAATACTTATACGGTAACCATCCGATTGCTTTACGTTCTCCTTCATCGTTAGTATCCAAGTAAGCGCAAGGCATATCAAACCAACGAGTAATATTGTACAGTTTAGGTTGTGATACAGTAATACACTTATCTTGTCCGAAAGGACCATAGAGGTGAGAATTGTTTACACCATACTCATCTGCTTGAGCAACTCCTTGATACACATATGGCATTACATTCTTTTCAAATGATGCCATACCAGCATCATTGCCTAGGAATTCAAACTGCTCATTATCTGGGATAGCAGCTTTAAGGTTATTACTTGCTACAATGTTGATACACTTCTCTGGTAAGTTAAAACACAGTTTAGTTACATCGTCATCAATACCGTCATTTGCTGCTCTAATATAACTGTCAGGGACTTCAACATAAACCTGAGTGGCAGTATTACTCATCTCATTCTTATCCATCTTCATTGCACCGCTAACCGCTTCCATAGACTCAGCATCAAAGTTATCTGAGATCTTACCTATAGTGTAGGGATCCCTCTCCACTCTAGCAGAAGAGTATTGTACCTCCTCTTGCTCGAATGAATGATCCCATGCCTCTCCCATTAGTTTGTGTGTATCTTCAACCTCTTGTCCACCAGAGTATCCTTCTCCTTTATATTTGATATGCTCTGGATCAACTACGTGGATAATTGGTAAGTTTGCTTGACTATAACCTGCACCACCATCAATGATCCTAATAGCACGAATACTACCTAAGTCATCTAGTTGTGCAATCTCCACCTCAGCTCTTCTGAATAGGGATCTATCTCTATCCTTATCTTCTACACTAACCTGCTGCGTCGCAGTACCCCATCTCCGTGTCGCACTCTTTAAATCTGCTGCGCCCATAGCAGTATTCTCTTTAGCGGGATCCGCAAGTGCTTTAGTGTAATCAGGATCCATACTAATCCTGTCTGCCATAAACTCTGCACCATCATTAGGAGAGAACTCATCTAGTTCCCGTGGTGCCATTACCTGTATGATACACCTATCAGTGTAACCTCTACCACTATTGATAACTATTACATCAACTATACTACCATCATCTCCCACCACTGCCTCAAGTTTAACCTCATCCATCTTACGGTGTGGAATGAGTGCCTTAGGATCTATCTCTACTTTCCAGTAGGAGATCTTCTTAGGGAATTCGTACGTGCCACAGAATGCAGACTTATTAGGTATACCGTATCCAGCAAGTATCTGAGCTACACCACTATCACTTGAGGTAAACTCCTCTTGGTAGGTAAATGGTGCAGGGTCTACTTCCCTACTAATATTCTTAACTCTAGTCTCTAGAGTGTATGTACCTGCACCAAGTGTCATAGGGAATGTCTCACCACCCATACCATTAGCATAAGTGATCTCCCTATTAACAAGGATGGTGCTACCAGAATCCGTAATCTTCATGTAACCGTAGTTATCAGACTCTATCCTTAAGGAGTAAGTACCAGCAGTTGCTATAGTAAACGTCGCAGTATGCACTTGCCATACACCAATATTAGGATCTACTACGTCATCAGCAGGTCTAACAGAGTATATACCGTAGGACTTCATATGTGATGTCCAAGGGACTGCGGGGTTAGTTGGAGTACCTATACCTAACCATGACCCTTTCTCTGTAATAGAGTTGGTTATCTCTGCATTACTACTATCGGTAATGCGCCATGCTACGCAAGCAGGGTTAACATACCATTTATTGTCATTACTGTCATCCCATGTAAGCTCCATTACACCGCATTTAAGCTCATCACCGAAGTAATAAACCGCAACTATATCCCATCCATTAATCTTTTCACCAGCACCGAAGTCACCAGTCCTTGTAGTATAACGGAAGAACACTACAGGTGTCTCAGAATCTACAGTCCAGAATGATTCATTTACACCTACACTACTCTGATCATGTAGGGAGAGCTTAGTCTTAGTAGTATTCCATACATCAGGATGTATCTCATAGAAGTGTGAATGATATGTCCATACAGGAGCGCAATGAGGACATCCTTCAGGGTCGGTAGTATTAGGACAACACTGAGCATTACTCAGAATATATTGTGAGGAGAATATAGGACCATTCCAAGGGTTAGTAGTATCGTACAGATAGAATACAAACTGGGAGTCATACATGTCCTCGAATCCAAGGAAACGTGGCACAGCACCCTTCACGGCACCACTCAGACCGTAACTCCACTCGAATAGACATTCATTATTAAGTGCATCTACGTTATCAGGCCATCCCCAACCGTTAATATTGGGTGGACCTTCAACACTAGCACCACTAGAGTCACGCATCTGACGATACATGAATTCAGACCATCCTCCACTTGACTCATTATAATCCTGTTGATCATCATTAGTATAGTCGTACCAATCAGATTTATTCCATGTCTGTCCAGTAGGTCCAATCTTACCAATATCAATGATTTGATCAGTAGGTGAATCTAACGCACGTGTCTTAAAACCCCATCCAATAATCCCCAGGTAGGAGTATGACTTATCTAATGACTCTGCGGGTGGGATAGGACTATTATCTGCTAGTCTTACTTCATTAGCAGGGTCTACAGTATAGAAGTGATCGGGGTCTGGATGTAGATATTCATAGATGGGTGCAGGAGTTTCTCCAGGAGAGCAGAATTCTTGTGCATGTGCTTCTGTAGTAAAGACATATCCTAAAGTATCTACTTCCTTATATTTGTTTCTACCACAACCTACTCCACTTAATCCAGTTGGTACAGCAGTACCTGCACACAATTGTGTATCGTCGGGCCAATGTGAGTAGTATGCTTTTAATGGTACAGTATTAGTTGACGCTGCCATCATAACGTAGAAGACAGGTTTACCGCTACGTGGCTCTGGGTTATATCCACCAGCAGCACGTGACCAACTCTCATTCTCGCAACCGAAGTCCCTTCTTATTAACTGGGGATCTCTACTATATTTGTGATCGTCTTTACTTGCCCTATAAAACCTGTATATACCTGCTCTCTCATTACCACTAGAATTTACATTAGTCTTCTCTTCATCACCAATGTAATGCACATTGTCCTTACCCATAGGTAGAGACCCAGGACCACCATCCTCAAAGGTAATACTGTACGCCATGCCAGTACCTACACCAGGGTAGTCACTTGAAGTGTCATACTTCCCTGATGCTGGTCTTTTAAATTCTTGATTAAACCCACCACCCTTAATAGGATTAGGGTAACTGCGACCAGTTTCCTGGATATACGCTGGCATTACGAATTATTGTTTTGTTTCTAACTTATTTAGTCGTCTTCTTAGGGTCTCCAAGTCTACTTCCATCTGCTCTACTCTTAATGCTCTTTGATAAACCTTTTCCCAGTCCTCAGGTTTAGGCACTCTCTCCTCATGACTATTTAAAGTACCAAAGATAGTATCAAACAACTCTAGGAGGTTTTGGTACACGGGGGATAGGGGAGGTTTATACTTAATCATATCAGGACCTGGGGGAGGAATTTTTTGTAATCCTTCCTCTACCTTCTCCATTCTCTGTGCTAGATTTTTAAGCGACTCGCTAATTTTTTCAAATGTCCAAGCAAAGAATTCTTCGTCGGATTTAAACTGAGGTGTCTCCATTATGAATTCGCCATTTTTTTTAAACGCTAATTTTTTATAAGGTTAATAATATTAATAACAACCAATATAGTCAACATGATCTGATTATACCTCATTCGTCTACTTTATGCAATATGATACTTCCGTCTGTCTCTTCCTCATATTCTAAGTTTGTACCAATATCCCATCCACAGTCTCTCATAACGTCTTCTGGGATGTGTATATAATTCTCTCCAAAGTCATCTTCCTCTATTCGTAGTGTGAATCGTTTCATTTCATACTTGACCTGTATATCTGTCTTATGTAGCATTTTCCCTCACTATACCTACGCATATCTTTCTGTAATGTTTATCTAGTCTCACAATGTTTGAGTCTTGTTGCCATAACTGGTGAAGCATCCACCCATCGCCTAGGTAAACTGCTCCATGATTGGGTGCTCTTCCAGACTTGTCAGCATACCCTCCACCGAGTGCTTCTGTGTATATCTTAAACAAGAGGAGATCGCTCTTCTGTAAGATAGACGTATCCCAGTCCTCTCCCCATTCTGGTTTGCTTATCCAGAGACCATCTTCTTCTCCTACTGCCTCATCAGTAAAGGATGTATATAACCCTCTGAAGTCCTTCAGAGACCTTCCAAGGCGACTCACAGTATATTTCTGTATAACGTCATAGCAACCTGGGTATCTCCTACCAGGCCATGGGAGACCTATTAGATCTGTAAACTCTTCTTCTAGGGCAAATTTGATTGAATCGCTGGACACTGAAAATACCTGGGGGAATTTTTTTATATTGGAAATATTTTTATATTGCTATCGATGCTATACTTTTGTAGGTTACAACAATTGAAAAAGTTAATAAGTGTTATTTAACATTTAGTGCATATGCAGTTTGTGTTATTTAACATATGCTAATATGCATATACTCATATACACATAGTGCATGCACAGTTCTTGTTAATAACTCGTACACACGCTATGTGTTAATTAGTGCCTACACGCTAATTGTTAATTATAGGACTTACAGTTAGTGTTACATATGATCCACTAAAATGCCCGACTATGTGTTAACAACTGTGTGTGCCTATGTGTTAAGAATCGCTGCTAAATTGCGTAGCGTCCAGTAATGCTAACTTCTCAGACTTGAATGGTCCGTTCTTACTATTACCTGGGTAATTAAACGCCCAAAAGTATTTCCTACGTGTTTCCCATACTTTAACATCTACAGGAGGATTGGTTTGAATTGTTGTTACTTTAGTCATGGCGATTAGGGGCAAAAAGTGTTAAGCGGAGGGGGGCAATTAGGGGCGGGGTTGTTGATACTTTTCCACATAGTCTGTGGAATTCTTATCATTTTCCCTTCTATACTTTGTCTTGGATTGTTTTCTCTTTTCTTGCAAACTCTTCGCCTTATGTGTTGAATAGAGGTCGTTCTGTTTGTAAGTCCTTCCCATTGTGATTGTGCTAACAATAGTATTATATAGCAGAAAATGTGTGGTGTCAAGGGTTATACTGAGATTGTGGCAATTCTTAGCAGTTGTTGACAAAAAAATCTCGCTATGTTACGCTCTAAGATAACACT